GTCGTAGAACGCAGCAGTCACGTTCAAATCTTGCGACAGCTCCATGTACTTGTTCGCCACGTCCGACATCGTGTAGATCTTGTCGTCCCCACGCCAATGCCGAAACACCCGACCATAGCGGTAGTCTGGCCTCACCGCCACGAACGTTATCGCGCTCGGGTGGTTCTCATCTCCACCAGCCCCGATGTCCACCCCAACGTACACAGGCCAATGCGCCGGAACATTCATCGGAGCCTGGATGTTGCGCCCCCGATCAAACGACGGGTACTTCAAGCCCTCGTCCTTCACAAACCGCCCGTAAACCCGACGCTGTACCTCGGCCTCTGACTTACACATTGCGATGGTCCGGTGGATCTTCTCAAGCGTCCAGTGAGATGCTGTACCGTCCAAGAAGTACTGGCAGTCAAACAGACTAGCCCGTAGCTTCTTCGCGAACGGCATCGCCTCCGTCTCTCCAGCCTTCGGCTCCATGCAAAGCCTCCAGAACTCCTGCCCCAAGGTAGCCGTGAACACCATACTAAAGTAGCCATCTACGGCGTTTCGCCTGAAGTTGATCTCGTCCCACAACTCTAGCGGCAACTCCTCATCGCAAGCCACATAATCTACCGTACCAGACTGCAAGTGCTGCGCATCCTGAGCGTACGTCTTAAAGTAGAGCGCAACTCCGCTATTAAAGTAAATAGCACTGATGTCCCCTCGGTTCTTGAACTCCGCCCTCCACCCATACTGCGGGTCATCCTTGAAATCGTCCTTCGGCAAGATGTCAGGCTTCCACTTCGTATGAAACTCCGCAGTCGCTATCTGCGCCGTAGGATACAAATACCAAAACTGCCTAGGCTGCCGCCTAAACCGCTTAGGCCACGCCTGCACATTGGTAGCATACTCCACTACCTTCCTAATCTGTGACGTGGACTTACCTAACTGGTTCGCCGCCGTAAGTAGCACTGTTCTATCGTCCGAGTCCAAGAACTCCCGACTCCACGTATAGTCCTTAAACCCATAAATGTGAGGAAGCCCCCGAACCAACTTGGCCTTCTCTTGGAGGAGCTTGTACTTCTCAAGCTTTATCTGCTCAAGTTGATCACTCAAACAAGTTCATCCTTATGGTTGGCCGTCACTTCTATGACATCTTGGATCGGTGGACCGGAGGACTGATGCGAAATCCCAGGCACCGCAGCCATCTCCTTCTCAAGTGCTGCAATCTTCTCATCAATGTTCGCCGCAATAGATGCAAGGTCAGTAGTCTTAGTACTAGACGCTGCATTAAACACAGTAGTGTAGCTTGTAGTCTCCTGCTTCATCATCGTAAGGTTCTTCGTCTCCGACCGCTGCACGTAGCCGCCCTTCGCACGAAGATCAACCATCGCAGCCGCTTTCAATACAAGCTCGATGATCTTAGCGTCCTGAATCGACCCATCCGCCTTCTGAAGCGGAATGTTGAGCACGTCCCGAATCCTCCGAGTCGAAAGGTTAAGCAACCCCTTCATTACCGCCTCATACTCAGGCGGCCTACACAAAATATACGCAAGCACATGCGTCCCACTGTTGCAAAGGTTGTGAAAGTGCTCTCTCGATATGACTCCCAAATACACATTGCTCTGGTTCATAACCTCATTCCGAGTAGTAGCCACTCGGTCATGCTCCATCCAGAAGTTAGTGCGCAGTGCCTCCACCGATGCGGTGGGTTTATAGCTGTAGCGCTCCTCAAGCGTTCTAAGAAGCGTGTCCTCATCCTGGTTAATCATGTCCTCCGGGATCGACACTACAGACTTCTTCATCGACTCAGGAAGCAGATTGATAAAGGACCGAGGCTCTTCTAACTGCTGAATATATGTGTTGAAGGTGAGCTCTTTCTTTACCGTCGTGTCTTCTGCGAGCTTGCGTCTCCCAGTCTTTAAGCCGATCGGGTCTTGGTCAAGCGCTCGCTTTGCGTGGCTGATCTCAGCGTAGTGGGCTCGGGGGGATTCAAGGATGCCAGATTTCTTTGCCTCAAGTTCCTGCCTTGTTCTTTCGCAGTTCTCGTCGATGCGCTTGCGCTTCTCTGCCTCACGTAGTTGCCGTTTTTCCTCAGGTGTCATTAAGCACAGCATAGCCACAAATCAAGTCTTGTAAATCAAAAAAGTAAAAGTTGGATGGCGCACGTTATTTAGACCAGGGCGATTCGATTACGACCACGGGGCCACCGCGCACCCCCACCCCCCCGTATCCCTTTGTTTTTATTGGGCTTTTCAGTGTCGTTATTTTACCAGGGCTATCCTGTTGTTATCATTGCACAATCCACCGAGTCGATCGGCTGGAGATTTTACGGGGTTTGGGCTCGGGGGGTTCGGTTCCGACTTTGGTTCGGAGGGCACCGAGGCACCGAGGCACCGAGACACCGAGGCACGGAGGACCTATTTGCGAGGGTTCGGGGGTTCGGGGGTTCGGGGGTTCGGGGGTTCGGGGGTTCTATGCAAGGACTAAGCCAAGGACCAGGTCATTATTTTTTCTACTTGAAGTATCTTTTCTAAGTACTTGTAATCATTCAGGGTTTACATAATTACCCTTATCAGAAGTAGAAGTCTTACTTATGACCCTTGTTTTTATTAGGTTTTTCCTGGTCGGTTGGTTCGGGTGTCTACTATATAGAGAGGACCGAGAGCTCTGCGATTTTGGTTGAGAGTGTAAAATTTATATACATGTCTAAAAATAATACAAAAAAGTGATGGTGTGTCTTTTGAGATGTGTTTGATTTTATTAGGTTTTGACTTTGGCATGGTCTCTGCATTATATCCTTATGAAAGCGAGGACTACAGAATGAAAGTAATAACTACAGTTAGAACAAACGAGTATCAGTTAGTCGGCAAGCGTGTCGAGTTAGCATGCTCAAGCATTGAAAATGCTTCAAAGGTTTTCAGAGACTTCATTGAGTCGAACGATTTCGGGGCATCTCTATGCGCTGAGGCATTTATCAAGGAAGGACGCAAAATCATTGCAAGGATTAGCTATAACGGCAAGGTTTGGGAATTTGACGGAACAATCCACAACTATGATTCTGCTAAACTATTGTTCAACCCATTCAAAACAAAAGGAGAAAAACTGTGAATACTCAAACAAAAATCGCAAAAGAGTTTTCACGAATTGTCACCGAATGGCTAGGAAAAGAAACGATGCTCAAAGTCATTCGGGAGAATCAAGACAATGTCGGCACAATGTATGAGGATTGTTGTGCGACGGGAAATTATTGTGATTCCAATATGGCAATGCTTGAAGCTTTCGAAAACACTTTGGAAAGAGAGTTTCAAGTTTCTTACGGAATCAATGGAGAGGAAACTCCGGAAACTTTGAAGGCTCATGATGCGGATTGCGATTTGTGGAATGCAGCGTGGGACATGGCAAAAAAGAATCTGTATTGGATTGGAAAGGAATAAATATGAAAACATTGGGGGGTTTTGATTTCGGGGGTGTTTTGATTTTTGGATTAGGAATTGCGTCGATCATTTGCACGGTGCAAGTGTTCGGGAACGCAATTCAATTTTTGAACAAATGAGGACTATATGACACAAGCACAGATTGAAAGAATCGAAGAGAGACTGAACAAAATCGACACCGAGCAAGCGTATTTGGAAATGCTGAATGAGTGTTACGAAACTGTAGAAATTTGCGGGCACACTTATGATGCCGGATACGCTTTGAAGGAAATTGATCCCGTGGCTTTCCGTTGTGGCCACGCTGATTACATTTCCTCGATGCTTGACGACGAATGGATTGAGGTTTCCGGAGAGTTCTATCTCCAAACCGAAGTCCAAGAGCTCTTGGAAGAGTTCGAAATGAACCTAGAAAACAACTAACTAAAAAGAAAGAGGACTATATGAACAAGAACGAGCTGGAGAAATTTTTAAAAGGCAAATGGTGTGACTTACAACTCCTGGTCTTGGATTACAAAACCGAGAAAGAGCGAACAGAAAGACTCGATGAGTTGGATTCGGTAAACTATCGGGGTGCAACCCTTGGCAGAGAAGTCCGATACTTCGACTTGAAAACCAAATCACTGAACGATTCAAGAAAAGGAATTCCCGTAGTTCTTTCATCTTGGGAAATGAAAAAGGAGGTTGTATGAGTCAACTTTATTCTGCCCCCTACCACGTACTCTCAAGACATTCGAAAAAAATGGATTCGATCTTTAAGAAACATTCTCTCGAATGGGAAGTTGAGGAAGTCCTAACCACTGATGACAATGGCAACCCGAAAGAGGTTGCCGGAACCCTTACAGGTGAATTGCATAACCTCAAAAGCTTCTTCAAAGGAGCGGGGTTCAGTGTGTCTGAAGTAACGGCTATGGTAACCAAATATGACAACACTTAAGCAACTCAGGAAGGGGCGGGGCATCTCTCAGGGTGCCCTTGCCCAACTCCTTCAGGAGAAGAGGGGCGGGAAGGGTTTGCAAGGTCCGATTTCGGTCATCGAAGCCGGAAAGATCTCACCCACCGTCAAGAGACTAGCGGACATATTAGATGCCCTTGGATACCGTCTAGAATTGACAGCCAAGACTCGGGGTGCTGCCCCGATACCCCTAGACCTAGCGTCTTTGCTAGGAAACGGACCGGGAAAAACTCCAGCCGAAGGTCCCCCGCGCGGAAAGGATGCCCCCGAAAAGGAAGCCAACGCCCTGGAAGCTACTCCAAACCAGAGCTCCGAAGTTCCCTTGGAAAACCCCATAGAGACTTCCCCGGTTCAAAATGTTGAAGGACTAGAATCGTTACTTTTGACGATTCTAAACAAATAGGGTTCGAACCCTAAAGAGAGGACTAACTATGAAAACCAAACCATTTAAATATCTAAAGCATAAGGGACTAACCATTTACATTGATTGGAGCATACCCGGTGAGCTCACTGTAGACACTTGGGGCAAGGACTCCGAGGGCAAGACCTGGACTCTGAAAACTCCAGTCAAGAAAACCCCTCCCAAGAAGACTACCCGTGCGCAAAGGATGCGCTGAAGAATGGCAAGGGGAGAGGGACTCGAACCCTCCACTGACCAACCCGTTTCGGTGGCTGCTCTCGACCCCTGAGCTATCCCCCTTTGGGTAGACTATCTCGCCGAGCGTTCGCGCGCAAAGGATGCACGGGTCTAGTTCGGTACATTTTAAAAAGATCCTTCATGGCTTGAATAACAAAAGGGTCAGAAGTTTGACTCAATACATGACTTTTTATGTACGACCTGGTGTATTTTACATGGGGGTAGGACTTGTCATTTAGTAGGTCAAAAGCGAGGTCACCGACGGGTGATGGGTCATTTTTCAGGGCAGATAGAAATTTTTTCATGTCTTCATCTCCAATATAACTATAGCAGGGCAGATAGGGCAGATAGGGCAGATATTTGCCTGAAAGTAATACAGCGTTTGTAGCTCGCTGTACACCCCTCTAGCTATATTCTTATAACTAAAGTTATATATATTATCTGTCCTATGTGCCCTATATAGGTAAGTACTATGTAACTACTAAGAAATTACAGGGCAGATGGGTCAAAATCTATCTGCCCTGATCTGCCCTATCTGCCCTTGAACCCCCGATCCACCGACTCAACTATCCACGCACCCCCCAAACAAAAAACCCCCCGAGCCACCGACTCGGAGGGTCTTCATACACGCAAAGGATGCGCTACATATCTTGAGTTATTCTTTGGTCGGTATCTGAGATGTCTTTAGCGAACACCAAGTACCCTCGAACTCCTCTCTCTTTGGTCCTATCGACTTTGAGATGGGCTAGTGTAGCTCGTAGGCGTGTGAAGTCGCCTCTGGTTGGGTTCTTGATCTGGAAGGATTCGAGGATATTTAGGGAAGATCTAAAGGAGGGCAGCATTTTTTGTTTCTCGCCTTCCTCTTTAGAATAGTAGCGTTCCAGGAACATTTCCTCGAATGGATCGGTGGCTTGGAATTCCATGTTATGGGTATTGAGCTGTTTCATTTCCTCAGTTGTGAGGAAGTGGCTCTCGCCTTTTTTCCATAGGAGGTAGAACTCAGCCCAAACTTGTTGCATGGGCAGGCCGTGGGTATGGTTGATGGAGGTACACTCAATCGTCCAAAACCTCCGGTTCCCCGTAGGGTCGCTTAGGTAGTCCATTTGGTTGACGGATGCGAAGAAGACGGTGCGACGGGCGAACTCGGAGGTTTTACGGCCATAGGCTAGGCGTAGGATGTCGGTGTCTTTGGTCAGGAAGGCTTTGAGCTGGGCGATGTCGGCCTTTCTGAAGGTGGCATCGACTTCTCCGAGTTCGACGAGCCAGTTGGTCACGCATTGGTATACGCTGTCTTTGTCTTTAGGGTCGAGCATCATACCGTCTTTGGTGACTTCGAGTTCTGCTGGGACGAGTTCTTTGAACCATTTGGTTTTGCCGAGGTATTGCTCGCCCTGGAGGACGAGGATGCCGGAGCCGGCCGAGCCGTTAGGGGAGAACGCTGCTGCGATAGCGGAGAGCATCCACTTCTTCATGAGAGTCCGCTTTAGGGCTTCGTCGCCTGGTTTGGTTCGGATGGTTTCGTAGAACTGTTCAAAGCGGCTAACACCGTCCCATTCGGTTCCGGTAATCCACCGAGCCACGGGGTTGACGGGGTTTTGTCCGGCGAGGTAGCTGACAAATTCTTCGATGTCGCCACGGGGGATGCGGTGTTGCTTGGCGAGGGAGACGATGTGGGTGAGTCGGCCTTCTTTGGCGGTGTCCTTTAGGAAGCTAGTGGAGGGGATGCTTATTTGAACGTCCTTTTTGATGACATCGTAGGCGATGGTAATTCCATAAGCTTCGGTGAGGGCTTTGATGTTTGCGACGGTGGACAGGGGGCCTGACTTGGCCATGTCTGGGAAGTTGGGGGTACTTAAATCCCCCGAGCCATTGGTAGAGACCGGGTTAGGTGACTCGGGGGACGCTACGGGCTGTGAGGCTCGCTTGCTTGGGTCTAGTTTAGCGTAGAGTTTGCAGGAGTTGGAGCAGAACTTTTGCTTGATTTTCGAGTAGCATCCATAGGAGTAGGCTGCTTTTCCGGAATACGCATCCGAGATAGCTCGGAGGTAGTCTCGCTCGTAGCGGTCAGAAATGCCTTGGGTTTCGCAGAAGGTGCGGAGCTTCTCTTCGGTAAAGGAGCGTGGTTCGCCTCGGTGGAAGTACTCGGAGATGAGAGCTAGAGCGGTCTCGTGGCGAGCGCCTTCCTTGTGTTTGGTGGTTTCGAGAGCCGAGATGCAGGGCTTTTCCTTAAAGGAGGCGAAGACGTTCGACTCGGGGGTTGAGGTCAGGCCGTAGTCGGAGGGTTTCAAAGCCACCGAGCCGCTCGGTCTAACGGAACCTTTGGCGTACTTGGTGGTAGGGGTGACGTAGGATGCGAGGCTCGTAGGGTGTGGCTGCTTTGCCAGGGTGCGGATGTCGTCGAGAGGTAGGGCTTCCAACTGATCGAGCGTCAGCTCTACTTTGTAGAGTCCTGTTTTGGGGTGGCGGGAGTTGGGGATGCGCATTTTGCGGTTGGCTTGGTAGATCGAGTCGTCGAGCGTCGGGAGGTCGTGGGCTTTGGCGATTTCAAGGGCGATGCGTTCGAAGTCTTTAGCGACGGTTTGGCTCGGGGTGAGTGGGAAGAACTCTTGCCTGACGTAGAGGTGGAAGCCTTTTGAGCCGCTAAAAAAGATTTTATATGTGCCAGATTCAAGCCCGAGCTTTTGAATAGTGGTGAGGCAGTCAAGTCGAGCAAGCTCCACGTCTTCGGAAGAGTCGAAATCAAAGACATAATAGCCGAGTGCGGGTTGGAGGCATCCTTGGTACTGCTTGAAGGTGTCTCTTGGTTCGAGGTCGAAGAGGCAGTAGTAACCCTCCGAGCCGCTGAAGTTTTGGATCTTGTCTTGTAGCTCTTCGGCATTGACGTGTCCTTTGGTGAGTGGCGTGTTTAATGTCGGTACAATGTAGTTGATGAGTTTCATGATTAGTCCCCTTTTCCAGAAAGTTTGGACAGCTTATAAAAAACAGTTGTGCAAAGGCAAATAAAATCTTACTTTGACTTTGCGGCGTTCGCCGCTTCTGAATTAGTCCTCAGAATTTCGGGAGTAGAGAGGGATCTCTGCTCCCGTTTTTATTTTTTGACTTCGAGGGCTGTCGTGTGGTTATGTTTTTTCATGGTTACTTTTAAAGAGGTTACGGTTGGTGGGAAGGTCGGGGCTTACTTCAAGGGTAGTAGCAAATCGGAAGTGGAGCAAGCGGCCATGGACTACATGGCGGAGTATCCGTTCGCTGGATACTTGACCGAAGTGGAGAAGAAGGGGGAGAACATGGACGGTGGATACTATATCCACATCTGGAGGAGGGCGAGCTGTGACTGAGGAACGGATCAAGGCGTACATGGAGAAGTTGCAGAAGTTAGACGCAGAGCAGGATAACCTGAAGGGCGACTACTATTTGCAGTCGAGGATTGAAGCGCACCTGGAGATGCTGTGTTTGCTGGGCTTCATGGAAGTGCTAGAACAGACGAAGAAGAAAAAGTAGTGGGCAAAAACCACCGAGCCTTTAGACTTGTTATAGGGGGAACCTATGGAAGCACAGAAGGTAAAGATTGAGATAGGCAAAGTAGAGCTGATTGTTTGTGGGATGATCTTCGGAGCTGCGATGAAGCTTGGGGAGATCCTGCTGATCAAGCTGCTCATTAGTTAGGGGGAGCGATGGCGGAGAAGAAGTTTAGCAAGACTATTGTGAATCCCGAGACAGGGAGAGAGAAGACTGTGCGCTACGGAGCGAAGGGCTACTCTATTGCTCCTGGTACTGACAAAGGCGACAGATATTGTGCAAGATCCTGGGGACAGATGCTGAAGCACCCGAAAGCGGCGAAGGATCCGAACAGTCCGCTTAGGTTAAGTCGTGCCAAGTGGGACTGTGTGGCGAAGAAGTCGGTGAAGAAGTGAAGATTCTTCCCAAGCAATTTCTGGAATTGCAAGCCCATTGGATGCAGATCAGAGATGAGTACGATCAGATAAAAAATGATCGTGTAAGTTGGCACGAACCGATTCACAACGGCGGATGGTATGTCATCGGGTTTAAGTATCAGGGGAAAGACTTACCAGATAAGAGCAAAGCACCCTTAACCACAAAACTTTGCGAGGCTATTCCAGGGATTTATACATTCGGGTTTTCTATCATGAAGCCTAGTTGTGAGATTATTCCTCACATTGGGTATTCAGGCGATGTGCTGCGAGTTCATCTTGGGCTATACACAAATCCTCAAGCAGCCATCAAGGTAGAGGACGAACAGCACGTTTGGGAAGACGGGAAGCTATTTGTGTTTGACGACACCAAGGTTCACTCTGCATGGAACCGAGGTGGAAAAGACAGAGTTATACTATTGGTTGATTATTTAAAACCATGAAGCTACCTAAGATCCCCCCGCATCTTAAGATCAAAAACAAAACGGTCTACGAGGTTGTGTGGGTGGACGAGTTTACCGCTCCAGACACGCTTGGGGAGTGCCGCTTTGATAGTCGGCAGATTGCGCTGAAGATCGGACAGAGTGACAAGCAGGAGTTTAAGAGCCTCATTCACGAAATGCTCCACGCCATTTGCGAAGAGCGGGAAATCGAAATAAGCCACCGAGCCATTTATCAGTTGGAAGACGCTCTCTTTTATATATTATTCCATAACGACTGGGGGAAAAAATGATTCAGGAATGGCCTTACGACGATAAAGATACGACATACATAGTGAGTTCGCCTCGATGTATTAAGCTGTTGCTAAAGAGCAGGAAGAAGTTTGTCGAGGAGCTGCGTTCGTTTGGCGATGTGCCGATCAAGCGGACAGTAGAGTTTGTCGAAGACGATGCATTGACGGATGAGTTTGTCTACATTGTTGATGACGAGGGCATCCAGTTAGTTGTTGACATGGTGTGGAACGAACCCAAGAAGAAGAAAAAAGTTTCAAAATCAAAAAAAGATTTTGACTTTACGAAGTACGACGCATAAGTTCGGTGCATCGGAGGACTAATGAAAACTTGTGAATGTATCTGGGAAGAAGAAGAGTGTTGTGGTGAGTGTGAAGATGCACTCACGGATCGGTTGTTCTTTGGTAGTGAAGCTGCCAAGCATGACCACAGTTGTCTGATTTATTTGTGTACTTGTGGAGGTGGCAAATGAGCGACTACATGGAGTATGCGGAGTACTACAAGAAAGCCTGGGAGAAGTCGCTGTCTGAACAAACATCGGAACTGCAAGCGGAGATTGCCAGGCTTAAAGAAGAGAACGCAAAACTGCGTGAAGCGTTGGGAGAGAAGTGATGGCTTGCATGGAACACGTTTGCGTAAAGTGCGGACACATGACGTTCAACAACAACTCGCAACTTGCTTGTCCCAAATGTAATTCTACGGAGATCATCTCTCACTGGGACGAGCAGGACAGCTACGACCGTGATGACGAGGGGGACGAAGAATGAGGTGGGGGGAGAAGATGTTTATGCGAGTTGAAAGAGGGATGGTTTTCTTCCACTTGGTTTCTTTCGGGTACTGCTTCTTCGAGGGGATGAGGACATTATGAAATATTTACAGATAGGGCTTTTGACTTACGCAGTAGTTAGTTTGATCCTAATTGCAGTGTGGTTTGTGGATGAGTTCATACTATGAGAAACGTATCTTGGTTTAGCTGTGGAGCAGCTTCTGCTGTAGCCACTAAAAAAGCCCTTGAAAAGTACGGCGCTGAGAACTTTATCATCGCCTCCTGCGTTGTCGAGAACGAACACCCCGACAATGAACGCTTCTTGCAGGATTGTGAGAAGTGGTATGGGATGCCCATTCTTAGACTGCGGTCGGAGAAGTACAAAGACTGCTGGGAAGTATGGGAAAAGACCAAGTATCTAGTCGGCCCTATGGGTGCGCGTTGTACTACCGAGATGAAGAAGCTTGTCAGGCAGCGGTTCCAAAAGGTTAGTGATAAACAGATCTTTGGATTTACAGCAGAGGAAAACCACCGGGCCGACCGCTTCAGAGAACAGAACCCAGAGGTAGATTTGTCCACTCCTCTTATTGATCTTGGGTTGACCAAGAAGGATTGCTTCATTGAACTTCAGAAGGCAGGGATTGAACTTCCTGCTATGTATAAACTCGGATACAAGAACAACAACTGTGTCGGCTGCGTCAAAGGTGGTGCAAAGTATTGGTCGTCGATTCGGAGGGATTTCCCAGATGTATTTAAAAAGATGGGAGAGCTTGAACGAAAGCTTGATGTGAAGATTTTAAAGGTTAAGGGTAAGCGTATATTTTTAGACGAGCTGCCACTTAATTATCGCAGCAACCAGGTAGAGCCTGACATGGAGTGTGGCCTTTGGTGTAAAGGAGATGACAATGGAGCAGAGTGAACTTGAGCGTGAGAACGCAGAGCTTCGGATGCTTTTGAAAGAACAGCTTAAAATCAGCGGTAAATGCTGCTATGCCAAGGCTCCAGCGTATGCGGAGATTAGAAACAGACTTATAAATTTGGGATATGGGCCGGAGATAATCACAGAAATCTTAGGAGAAGATTTATGAACGTAAAAGCAAATAAGCCTCGGTACGTGTTCGTACTGAAGCGAGACGGTAAACCTTACAGATACATGGCGAGAGTGACGGTCAAGTTTAGAAAGATCTACCTTGGTTGCTACAAGACTCAAACCGAAGCAGTCGCTGCGGTCAAAAAGTATTTTGAAAACCCAAAAAGTTATGAGAGAAGGTATCTATGAGATTACTTGCGAATCACAAACTGAGCAAAGAGCAACTTGCTGCGCATCACATGGTTGAGAAGATCCTGAACACCACGGATTTTGAAGCGTGGTTTGTAAGAGCCAGGTTCACCGAGATGAACAAGAACCTCACAACCATTGGCATCCTTGAGCACTGCTTCAGGCAGCAGCAGTATCGCTTCGAGTGGAAGGTGATCCCACGGCCCTGGTACAAGTTCCTATCCAAGGAGATCGGCGAGCGTGAAGGATTCACGATCAAAACCTACAAGCACAAGTTCGAGAAGATGGACACAGCAGAGAGAGCAGCGCACCTTGCTCACGAACTGATGCACATGATGGGGTTCGAGCACAGCGAGAAACCCTCCGTATCACGGAATCGGTCGTTACCCTATCAGGTTGCAGATTACGTATATAAGGCTGTAGCACATTATATTAAAAGTAATGAGTGAGAGAGTTCCATTTCCAAAGGAGGAAAAGATGCCATTTAAAAGCGAAGCACAGCGTAGGAAGTTTGGGTCGATGGTGAAGAAGGGGGAGATCTCCCAGAAGACTTTCGACGAGTGGAACTCGGAGACTCCGAAGAACATTCCGGAGCGAAAGAGCAAGCCTAAGACGCTTAACGATCTGAAGAAGATCGCCAAAGCAAAGATGAAGAAGTAAATTCACTGCGCCTTAGCTCAGCGGTAGAGCAGAGAGCTGTTAACTCTAAGGTCCGTGGTTCGATCCCACGAGGCGCAGCCATTAGATAAGGGAGGACTAATGCAATTTGAGGAATTTCTGTTTTTGTGTGGGTTATGTATTTGTTACGGGCTGTGCATCACCTTCGGGGGACTGCTCGGCATTGGGATTTTTGCAGTGATAAGAGAGGCATTTAAACGTAGTTAAACTGAACTGGGGGGAGCATGAGGTACTTGCTAGTAGCTGTAATGTTGTGCAGTTGTTCAAGTCTTAAGAAGTCGTCCATTCGGACGGAAGATCAGAGGACGCTAAACTATGTGGTATTTACATTCTAAGAGGGGACATATGATTCAGGACTTGATTGATTTGGGGTTTTTGACATTCGCAGTAGTACTTGTGGTTTATTATCTCAACGTGATTTGCATCTAGGAGGACTAATGAAAGTTTTAATCGCTTGCGAATATTCTGGAAGGGTTAGAGACGCTTTTATTAAATTAGGTCACGAAGCCATGTCTTGTGATTTATTGCCCACTGATTCTCCTGGTCCACATTATCAAGGGGATGTTTTTGACATCATTGATGGGAATTGGGATTTAATGGTTGCTCATCCTCCCTGCACATATCTTTGTAATTCTGGCGTTTGTTGGCTTTATAAAGATGAATCTCGCTGGGATAAAATGAGAGAAGGGGCGTTGTTTTTTAAAAAATTACTAGAGGCAAATATCCCTAAAATAGCCATTGAGAACCCGATTATGCACAAATATGCCAAAGAGATTATTGGCATGGACAATACCCAAGTAGTGCAGCCTTGGATGTTCGGACATGGGGAAACAAAGGCGACTTGTTTTTGGCTTAAAAATTTATCCCCATTAAAACCTACTAACATTGTTAGTGGTAGAGAACAGCGTCTTCATAGACTTCCTCCCAGCAAAGACAGGTGGAAACTTAGAAGCACAACATACCAAGGGATTGCCGACGCTATAGCAGCTCAGTGGGGAGTTCAGTAATGGATAACTTACCGCCACTTTGGAAGCACCAACAAGACGGTATTGAACTAGGCAAGAGCAACCCTGATTGTGCGTTGCTGTTTGAGATGGGGACAGGGAAGACGAGGACTGCCCTTGAAATCCTCCGAGCCAGAATAAACGAGAACCGCAAGATCTTACGGACGCTGATTGTCGGTCCGTCTGCGGTCGTCTATAACTGGAGGGACGAGATCAAGAAGTACACGAAGATCCCTCTTGAGAAGGTATTCGTGCTCCAGGGTTCGATTGCCAACCGGATGCAGATGGTTAAGGTTCTGCCGAAGGACAGCATCTTCATCACGAACTATGAAGCGTTTGCGAACTCGAAGTTTGTGGAGGCGTTTTTGTACCATCCTCCGGAGTTCTTGATTCTTGATGAAAGCCACCGGGTCAAGGGACCAGCGGCAATTAGAACGAAAGCCCTCTTTAAACTGTCTGACCAGATGAACAATAACTCGGTGAAGTACCGAATGATCCTGACTGGGACTCCAGTGCTGAACAACGAGATGGACCTGTTTGCACAGTATCGGATTCTCGATGGGGGCAAGCGACTCGGGAAGAACTTCTTTGAGTTCCGAGCTAGGTACTTTGAGGATAAGAACAAGTTCATGCCCAAGCACTCGCACTTTCCCAAATGGATAACTAAGCAGAGTTCTAAAGAGGCATTGAAGAAGTTGATCTCGCAGATCTCGATTCATGCGTCTAAAAGTGAGTGCTTGGATCTCCCACCGCTTGTCAGGACCACCGTGTCCATCGACATGGGAGCCGAGCAGAAGAAGGCGTACATGGACATGAAGAATGACTTCCTTGCTTACTGTAAAACTGGAGTTGCTGTTGCCACTCTTGCGATTACAAAAGCACTCCGGATGCAGCAGATTCTGTCGGGGTTCATGAAGCTTGAGGATGGGACAGTTCACAGGTTCAACACAAATCCGAGGGCTGATGCCTTGGAAGAGTTGCTTGAAGATGTGACACCGACGAACAAGGTAATCGTGTGGGGCATTTATCATGAGGACCACGAAGTAATCCGCAATATCTGCAAGAAGCTCAAGATCGGCTACTCTGAACTCACTGGGGAAATCAAGGATAAACAAGCACAAATCGACTCTTTTCAAACGGACGATTCTATTCGGGTAATGGTTGCCTCACAAGCAGCGGGCGGTACTGGAGTAAATCTCACGGCTGCGAGCTGCATGATTTACTACAGCCGTGGATATAGCTTAGAGCACGATTTGCAGTCAGAGGCGCGCGCGTATCGTGGTGGATCTGAGAGGCACACGAGCATTACTCGGATTGATCTTGTCAACGAAGGCACACTCGATGTTGCAGTGTTGAAAGCGCTGCAGTCAAAAAAAGATTTGTCGCAAGACATTTTGCAGCTTGCAAGTATGCTCTGATGTGATAATCAAAATCTACTGGAGGACTAATGGAAGACATGGATTTTGGCTTTTCTGAAAAGCCGCTCGATCAAACAACAATTCAAGAACTAGATGCAATGGTGAAGAAGTGCTTTGAGCTTCGTGCAGAGTACGAAGAATTAAAGGACAAGGCATCTGAAAAGCATGGTGAGTATGAAACCATGCAAGCAAAGGTACAGAGTATTCTCGAAGCCACCGGGCGCTTGAATCACAGCACTCCCGGTGCTGGGACAATCAGCATGAAGACGCAGTACACTGTGGCGTTCCCAAAAGATTCGGAAAGAGCCGCAGAGTTTCGTCAGTATCTTGTGGACAACGGACTCGATTCAATGCTTACAATGAACCATCAAAGTTTGAACGCATTTTTTAAATCAAAGCTTGAGGAGGCTGGAGAGGGAGCCGATCCGAGTCAGGTGCTACCAGGCATCGGAGCACCTGAACAACGCATTACCCTCTCAATGAGAAAAGGAAAATAAGAACATGGGAAAAAAAGAAGTAGCAGTAAAAGAAACAATGGACATTCAAACAGCAGTAGAAATTCCTAACGGGATGTCGTTCGGCCTCGAAACCGTGACATCTAAGGACATCAAAATCCCCCTGATCTACGTAGCGCAAGCTATGTCGAAGGTATGTGCAGACGGATTGGCAGCGCAGGGGGATATTGTTGAGAACATGGAGAATAAAGTTCTTGGCGGTAAGAAGGGACCAGCGAAGGTCATCCCTTTCTACTTCCAGAAAAGCTACCAAGTCCAGAAGCTCGTGAACGGAAAGAAGGAGTTCCACGCTATTCAGCCGTACGACTCCGAGCGTCCGTATGAAGAAGAAAAGGATGGGACTACGTACTTTAACTACCCATGCTTCAACTTCTTCGTGCTAGTTCACGGCGACGAAACCAAATCAAAGTATATGCTCAGTTTCCGTGGAAGCCGAAACATTAACTCTGCTGGTCGTCCAATGCTGACGCAGTTGATGAATTCAGTGCAGCGTGGAGTCCCCCCTTACGCTTGCACTTATGACATCGGTGTGAAACAGGTGGAGAACGAAAAGGGTAAGTGGTTCGTCTTTACGGCTAACGCTGACCGTGACACCAAAGTACCAACTGATGTCATGAGCAGTGCCGCTCTTGAGGCTAAAAACCTCCAGAGCATGCTTTCTCAAGGAGCCTCGATCCAAACAGGTGAAGAGGCAATCGACGAGGAAGCACCGTTCTAATTAGTGGTTGCCATTAATTAGATAACAAGCCCCCGATCCGGAAGATGGAGCCGGGTCGGGGGAATTAAAAGTCGGGGGACATATGCACGGGTTATTCTTAGATTTTGAAGCAACAGACAAAGACGTAAAGACAGCACGGATTACTCAGATTGCGTTCAGTGTTTGGGACACTGAAGATAAAAAAGAGCTTTTTCACTACAGTTCGTTGATACTTCCAGAGGGGGAGTATGAGATAGATCCGGTTGCGGCTAGAATCACGGGCATCTCAAAAGAACAACTTGAACGATTCGGAATTGCGCTTTCTAAAGCTCTTGATGTTTTGGGGCGGCATCTTAGTGGGGTGGATTTTCTTGCAGCTCATAACCTGCATAATTATGATTATCCCCTATTAACCAATGAGATGTTGCGGATCGGCAGGGATGCGTTTCAGCTTCCGCAGTTAGTAGATACCAGGTTCGATATACCGTGGCCTGAGCATATCGAAACTCGGAAGCTGACGTATCTAGCCGCAGAGTTCGGCATCGTGAACCCTTCGGCCCACAGTGCTAGGCATGACGTGGATCTAATGGCGAAGCTATTCTTCATGTTCCCCATCGAGGTGACTATGGAGCGAGCCAAAAGCCCACAGATCTGGGTGCGGGCCAATGTAAGCTACGACCACCGGGAGAAGGCGAAGGCTCGCAAGTTCCTCTGGGACGGAGGCAACAAGTGGTGGGTCAAGTTATTCAAGCAGTGCGACTTTGAAAAAGAGACGTTTGAATTTCCAACCATAATTCTAAAGGACTATAAGGGGCCATGATTGTTACTACTGAGGACTTTGAAAGCAGCGTTGAAACTATCCGTAATTGTACTTCTCTCAGCCTTGACACAGAGACAAGCGGCCTCCGACCTTATCATGGTGATAGGCTTTTCGCTATTACGGCTGCTGGAGCTTTCGGTGAGCTTTATTTTGGGTTTGGTGCTTCAGGCTTAGACCATGCACTAATCCCCCGAATCTACGATGCAGTGAAGGGTAAGACAGTTGCATTTGCGAACGCCAAGTTCGATATGCACTTTCTATGTAATGAAGGTTGGGGGACCGATTATGAACCGTGGGATATTCTGGTTGTCGATAAGTGTATTTACAATAGGCATCTATCATACAGCCTCAATGCCGTGGCTGAACGGATGGGCTTTGGGTCTAAAGATGGAGGAGTTATGGCCTACATCAGCGAACACGGTCTATACGACAAAGAGGAAATACCGGGGAAAAAGACGGTCAAGAAGAACCCCCGATTCGACCGAGTCCCCTTGGAGATTATCTCAAAGTACGCCCTGCAAGATGCACGGCTTACCTATCAGATTTACGAAGCACAGCTTGTAAAAGTGCAGGAGTTGACGGAGAAGTATTCCAAGATTAAAGGCTACCCGGTGCGGTTTTCAGATCTCGTAGCAGATGAGAGAAAGCTCACTAAGGTGTTGTTTGACATTGAACGCAGAGGAATGGGGTTAGATCGTGGCTACATCGAAAAAGCAAAGAAGAGGGAAGAGTACAGGATCAACAAAGCGAAAGCGAAGTTCACCGAACTTACTGGCGCAGAGCTTGTTGACAGCAATAAACAGTTATCCCAGATCTTCGGAGCAAATGGGATTGTGGGAGGTACTACCGCTAAGGGCAATGCAAGCTATACAGACGCAGTTCTCGAAACCATCGAACACCCCATCGCAGGAGTAATCCGTGAGTACCGAGATGCCACCAAACGACTCAACACCTATTACAATAATTTTACCTATTGCGGAGATAAAGAAGGAGTTGTGCGCCCTTCTATCAGACAAACTGCCGCAGACACCTTTAGATTCTCTATCACCGACCCTGCACTTCAAACTCTTAACAGTGAGGACGATGGAGACTGGAGGGTTCGGGATTCATTTAGGGCTCGACAAGGTTTCGTTTACATTTCCATCGACTACCAAGCCCAAGAGTACCGCCTTACGGCTGATTACGCCGGAGAACGAGGGCTCATCCAACAAATTAACGAAGGAGTAGATGTCCACTCCGCAACGGCTAAGATGATGGGGGTAGATCGCTATTCAGCCAAGGTGCTGAACTTTGCGCTATTGTATGGTGCAGCAGCGCCGAAAATTGCCACAATGCTGAAGGTATCGGTTGATAAAGCCACCGAGCTTAAGAATCTATACTTCTCAAAGCTTGGTAGAGTGAGTAGTTTAATTAATAATATCAAATCAACTATTGATAGCCGTGGGTACATCTTCAACTTCGCAGGGCGGATCTTGCACTTTCCAGTGATCGAGTTCGACCAGGACGGGGTGAAGAAGCGGGGGAACTTTGCGTATAAGGGACCAAACTACATCATCCAATCCTCCGGTTCGGAGATTATGCGGAGAGCATTGATCGCTGTGGATGGGTTTCTTAAGCCCTATCAGTCTAAGATCGTGCTGTCGATTCACGACGAGTTACTGCTCGAAATGACAGAGGATGAGCTGTATCTAATCCCCCGAATCAGAGAGCTTATGGTTGGCGTGTATACCCCTAAAAATGGACTACCGATGAGTACATCAGTTGCCATTGGCGAAAGTTGGGGTAGACTAAACGACATCAATGAAGACGAACTTGCCAAAAGAATCGACGTTCAAAAAGCGTGTGCTGTCGAGACTGCGAAAGCTGCCACGTACAGTGACGTTCACGATTCAGCAAACGTCGATCAGGGGAACCCCAGACTTGTTGCTTTGTGTGAACGGGAGGTTCGTGGGACTGGAGCTGAAGCGGAGTCGGACTGCCCCAGCAACCGAGCTACAGCTATATAACATTGGAAAGATCAACGAGAGCGGAGGCTACGCTACTCTCGTATATCCGGAGAACTTGGACGTAGTCATGCAACACTTGGAGGACATCGTAAATGGTAAAGCTTAAAAATAGTATTTTGGTAAACGAACGGTTGTATAGCGTGTTTCAGGCGATGATGAATGAGAGGATGCCGTATGATGCTTCATACAAGATGAAGCGGTTTGCGGACAAGCTCGATCAGAAGCAGAAGGATCATATCAAGTTCATGTCTGATCTGCTGAAAGAACATGGCGAGATGGATGAGTCTGGGAACCCTATCTTTGAATTTGAAGGCGAGGGCGATGCCAGGAAAGCAGTAGGCTATAAGCTGAAAGACGGGGCTGCGTTCGAAGCTGAGATGAAGAAGTATCTGTCTACTGAGTTTGAAGTAGAGGTTACTCCCCTGTTTGCAGTGGAGCTTAAGAATGTGATGATTAGCCCCAATGACCTTACGGTATTGGAGCCATTCATCGCCGATTCTCAGAATCTTTAATTACTTAGGTAACTTTGGTTTTGGCAGGGATCGTTCGTATCGAATAGCTCTAATCGCTGCTTCAATAGCATCCGATATATTGCCTTCTCTTACGGATTCTCCCTGCCCAATCGAAGTTCCCATTAGTTCTTTTACGGAAGAACCTTTAGATGCGTTTTTAGCTGCGGCCATTTCTTTTTTAATGTTTGGAAGTTGAAGTTCTCTAGCAGGGATAGATTCTCCACCCACTCTAAACATTCCCGGTCCTTGTGGAATAGCCGCCAATTCTTTAGCTCTAGCTAGTCTTGCTAGATCTTCTACCCCTGATCCAACCGCCCCAATCTCATTTCCAATAATTCTAGGAGCTGCGGATATGGCTGCTTTTGCACCTTTAGCTCCCATTTTAGCCATAGCATTCCAAGGAATAAGATCTATAGGACTAATTGTAGATTCAGTTACACCTTCTTCTGGTAAATACCCAGCAGGAATCGCGCTATCAGAGGCGTTTAAAAGCCGTTTGATATAGTTCAATTCATTCTGCCGAAGCATATCTGCGTACATATTTTTAGAAGGCATTGTGGTTATCCTTTCTTCTCCATCATCTTGTCTTTGCGAACAGCCATTAACTCTTCCATAGAGTCGATTGCTTTTTTCTTCTGGCCCAGGATCTCAAGAGCCGCTTTCATGCGCATAGGATCTGCTTTGATCTCAGCAGCACGGAGAAGGTCGTTAGCATCGCACTGAGCTTTGTAGTCGGATTCTTCTTTAGATCCGTACTCTTCGCCTTCGGATTCTTCACCCTCAGACTCTTCCTTTTCCATCTCTTTGCCTTTTACCATATCTTCTTCGCCCATCTTCGCCATGTCTTCTTTGTTCATCTTCATTACTGTTCTCCTTCGGGTTTAGATCGTAACATTTCAAGCCAAACTTGTGGTGGGATCTTTGCTGCGGTGGCTTGGATGCCCCCTCCAGCAGCTTCCATCATAGGTCCAAGACGGGTTTTAGTGCCTGTAAGTCGCAAAATATCTCTGCCTTTTTTAGCAGCCATACCTCCTACAGCTAAAGGTTGCCCAGAAGCAAGAGCAGCGAATGTCCCCATAACATCAACAGCGCTTGGAGCTACCCCAGTTCTAATAGCTTCTTGATTAGCAAGAGTAGCTAATTGCTTTTGCCCATATTTAGTAGTTACTCCGTACTCTTTTTTAGTTTTAAGATAGTCAGCATATTCTTTTGGAGATAACGCTTGTTTAACTGCTGAATCCTCCGCTTCACCGAGACTCTTTCCAAGAGCCCTACGAAGTTCTGACTCAGCCCGATCTGGAGAAGATTTAAGCATATCAAATGCAGTGTCCCCTCCTGCCATATCAAGATTAACCCTTTTTACAGTAGCTAGTTCTGTAGCTGTTTTAGGAGGCATGTTCTTATAGCTATCAAGAACATCTTGAAGATTATCCGCAATCGACATCATTTTAGGATCTGAAGCTGACCTATATTTTTGAATTACTTTTTCAGCAGCATCAAAATTTAAAGGTTTTTCTAAAATCCCAGAAGCATCAGCAGCGGTTCTATAATTACCAATTTTAGTTCCAAAAGACTGATTAAGCTCTGCGGTCTTAGCTAAAGCTTCTTCCGCAGATCCTTTGAACCCTTCAGATTTTAAAATATCTGCAATAGAACCTTTTCCATATCGAGTTGCAAGAGCACGATCTGCTTTTTCAAATGCGGATTTATAAAGAGCTTCTCCACTCTTTTTAAGACCTTTTCCTGCTGCTCCTACGGCTTCCCCAAGAGGATTTATAAGGATCTCACCTAGTTTTAGAGCCTTGCCTGCGGTAGTTCCAGCTTTAGCAAGTTGAGCTGCTTTCAAAGGAGCTGCCAGATAGGTGGTAGGGTCTAATGCAATGTCGGCTACAAGACCCGCTGCCCCCCGAGCCGTAAGGTCAAACATTCCCCCTTTTTCAAGGGCAAGTCCTTCACCTGTCTCGGAGTACATCTGAGGAAGCACTTCTGAAAGAGCCACGTTGGGAACTCCAGCCTTTTCCATGATTTCAGCAGATCCTGGGACTTCTCCCTTAAGAGCTTGTTCCATAGAGACAAGGTCTTTTCCAACAATAGGCTCCATGGCTCCTGCAACAGCCGCTCTTCCAAGTCCCCCAGCATAGTTAAGCCCACGCATAGCGTAGTCCAACATTCCAGGCTCTTGTACTTCTGGAGCTTCGAGTTCTGCAAGCCTTGCTTCTATTTTTGCAATCCGAGCTTGTTTTTCTTCAGGAGTCATCTTGGTCGCCATTTATTCTCCTTTAAGAGCTTTTAGTTCTTCACGAAGTTTTTGCGCTTCTGTTTTTGGAACTTCTAGTTTCTTTTCAAGATCTTTAAAAATAGGATCTGCTACAGCATAAGGAAAAGTAACCATAACATTTTCCAAGTGCCCACGCCCCTCATCCGAAGCTCTTTGTCTTGCGCCTCTAATTTTAGAAAGAAGACCTTCTTTTCCTCCAGAGATACCGTATCTTCCAATACCTCTAATAGAAGTAGGGCTTTCTCCAAGAGCGCCACGAATCATTTCAATGTCTGGACCTTGCAAAGCACCAAGATTTGCGGCTTCTTTCCAAGCAACTTCAGCGTCTTTAAAAGCACTGTCAAGAGCAGCTTTTTCTTTACCTGTAAGTTCTGCCCCTGTCTTTTGAACTAGCTCTTCTAGCCCTGCTAGTTTTTTATTTAAAGACCCGATGTTACGAATTTTTTTAGCTTGTTCTGAAGTATTTACAAGACTTCTAATTCTAAGCTGTTGGTTGCTTTCAGACATAGCTGCTTGAGCATTTCTTTTATCTTCCATCATGGTTCTAAGGAACCCGATCTGATCCTGGGTAAGCCCACGCTGGCCTCTTTGAATCTGCTCTCGTAATTTTTCTACTACAGACATATCTTCAGTCGGAGCAGAAGTTGGAACTACTACAGTTGTAGCTCCGTACTTTTCAAGAGCCTGAGCAAATGGACGAAGATCTAATCTACCGAGAACTCCAAGATTTTTTTGGCGTTCCATTTCTTGATTAAGAAGATTTTGTTGTTGTTTTATTTGCTCTTCTTGTTGAGCTTGCGCCTCCATAAATCTTTGACGAATAGCACTTTGAATATCTTTCTCCGACTTAGGCATTTCAGTCATAGAGAAAGAAGCAGACATAGACGGAGCTTCAATTCCCTGCACTTGAGGCTGCATTGGAATATCCGACTGAGCTGCCATAGCTTGCTGCATTTGCAGCAAGAAGTCTGGATCCTCTAACATCTGAGCATAGTTGATTGGAGTTGCCATGTTATCGCCCCATCAAAGTAGGATTATAAGACATTCTATTCCACATACTTGGACCTTGTCCTTGAAAGTAGGAATAAGAATTATTTGTAGGATAACTTTGATTCATTTGCTCATAATCAAGCTCTGGATCCATAGCCATAGGAGCTGGGAGCGAGCCCTTCTGAAGTGCCGCAGCTTGCGCTTCAGCAAGAGTTTGAGCAGCTTCGGCTCTTTGCAAAGCCTGCGCTTGGCTAAGCCCACTGAGTCCTCCCCCAAGCATTGAAGCCCATATACTTGGAGCTTGAGTAGTTACTTGAGTTTTTTGAACATCTTTTTTCATATACGGTTGATTTTCTATTTCAGCCGCTTTCATTCGCATTTCGTGCGCTCGTTGTTTTCTCTGCTCGTTAGACGAAAGAAGTCCGCCTACGACATTTCCACCGATCAATGCTAATGTTAATGGATCCATTATTCTCTCCTCTTTAAAAAATTAACAAATAACTCGTTTTCATTTAATACTATACAGCCCACTATCTTAAACCCTACATTCAACCCCAATTTAATCATGGGAATATTCGTGTTTCGAGTTTGAAATGTAACTGTTTTATAATGCTTTAGAAGAAGATCTGTTCCTTCTTGAAATACTTTTTTAATCCAGAATCCTCTAGTTTCTTTAAAAGATCCACCCCAAGTAATTTCCACAGTGTCTGATGTAGTTTCTTTTATAAGAATATACGCCAACAAACACTGATCATTCTCTGCAATTAAACATTCATCAAATTTGAAAAAATCTCCTGGAACAACTTCATTAAAAACATTTGTATGAATGTTTTGAATAAAGCTCGGAGTTATTTTTTCTTTTGGTAAATGAGTAATTACCACTATTATTACCTTCTATAAGCAGCCGCAATTTCTTTAGCTGCAAGTTGTTCTTGAATAGACTTGTACTTATCAAGATTGTAGTCTTCAATCCGCTTAACTTCTGCCATCAAATTAGCGAGGTTTTTGGCTTTAATATCTTGAGAAAGAGCTTGCCCTTTAGATTCCAATTCACTTTTCATTGTTTGGAAGTCTTTTGCTTGTTGCTGCTTACCTAACAAGGCATCTCGCATAGAGTATCGTTGAAGAAGCATAGGATTAGCTCCCTTAAGACCACCCCGAGTAGCTAGATTTGATCTTGCCTGCGCTTGTTGCTGGGCCATTTGTTTTTGAAGAGTATCCGCTGCTCCTGCCTGTTCTTCAGCAAGACGAGCGCGTTCTGAAGCTATGTACTGTTCTGGTCCTTCCATTTGAAATTCTTTTCGAAGACCAATGGTTTTCTTACCGTCTGGACCAACAGTTTCTTCAACAGGTTGATAAGTAAGGTTAGGACCATACTTCATTCTCTCAGCCATTTGTTCGGCTTCTTTTTTAATCTTATCTAATTGTCTCTGTTGAATTAGATCCTGCCCCTGTTGATATGTAATTTGCTGCCCTGTTGCCAAATCTTTAGTAGACTCAGTTGTTGATGTACCCATTAGTAATTCCCTCCAAATCTCCAGTCATCGAAGTCTCGATAGAATGAAGTGTCCTTTAAAACGTAGTTGTCTTCATCTGGGATACGAGCAGTGAGAGTATCTACCATCTCCTGCTTCATACGGTCCAAGTCTGACCCAGCCTGGTTTGCATCAGGATGCCCTTCCTTGCTCAAGCACTTCCAACGAACGAACTGAACAAGTACATTAGTAAACTCAGGAATATCACAAACGTCAGTATCTTGAGTAAACCTTTTTGCATTACGAATGTACCAAATCGTAGCGTACGGTTGACTAGCCTGCGGTGTCGGAAATAGGTTAATCTTAAGACCGGCCGTAGCGTCATTTGTAATGATATAAGAATAGAGATCAGGAGCCACAATGAACATGATCTCTTCGAGTTTCTTGACCCTTTTGATCTCGTACTTGTACGCCCCACCGTCATTGTAGAGAATCCTCCGAATCTTCTGCGCATAGATGTCTGAAGGCAGCGAGTAGGCTGCTTGCCCGTTCACGATGTTCAAAGAAGTGTATGTGATGAAGTAATCTTCGTAGATGTTGTGAATGGCACTCTCGATCATGTCCACCGCTTCGTTGAAGTAGGACATCATCTCATTCGGAGTGATGAACGTCTCATCCTGGAGGTCAAGCTCCTGCTCCAAGTAGGTTTTCAGCTCTGAGTAAGTAGGGCTATACATTTACAGTCTCCTCTGTGTACCTGCCAATAAGTGCCCGAACGGTCATCGGAGCGGTAGTTACGGTAGCGTCAAAAACTAGAAAGTTCTTATCAAAACTAGCGTACTTGAATGTAATTGTACCGTTAATCACCGAAGTTACAATCACATCAGCCGGTGTAAAGTTAAAATTATGGGCTAGTTTAATATCGGTCCCAGAAGTCGTTACTTCAAAAGTCAGAAAGCGCCATTGCCCCTTCAGAAAAGGGTTGGTAGAAAACACCTCCCCAATGGTGATCATGTTGGCCTTCATGTAAGGGTCTTCTAGCTGAGAGACGTAGAGCTTCTTCTTCACGTATTACCCCCAGTCGAATCCTGCTCGGCTCGGAAGGTCTTGTAAGACTGGTCGGTAAGAGGTGCGTAATAGACGATATAGGAAAGGATGTTGAAGATCTCGCCCTTTGGATAGCCTTTGATTAGCCACTTCACATTGGACTGAGTAGGCTGAGTAGTCGCAGGGTCGAGGTAGGTAAGCTGCGTGGTGGTGATGGCTGTGACAAGGTACTGCTTTACGTAGTTATCCGAGTCAAAAGAAATGTAGTAATCCACCGAATCAGCGGGCCAGTTATTCACGATAGTCGCCACTTTGGTGACGCTGTCAGTGTTCGCCGTACCGAACGTATCGGAGTTGTAGATGTTGGTATAGCTCTGGGTGATCTGGATCTGCTTGAACGAGCAGCGAAGCCCTCCGGCAGGAAAGCGGCGCATCTGTTCGATTAGGCTGTTGTCGTTCCAGTTCGGAGTTGCGCTGCCCCAGATGGAGTAGATGTCACCCCAAAGAAGGTTCCCTCGAACCCTGATCTCCAGGAGATCGTTCGATTCGGTGGAGTTGTCGTTGATCGAGCTAATCTGTACAGATACATCCGTCTCGTTTTGCATCGAGAGGAGCATCTTTGGAACCCATTTACGAACCATCGGATAGCCGAAGTTAAAGATTGTAGACTGATACAGCGGAGTGATGGTCTGTCTAGGCCAGGTGCTGTACGGTGCAAGGGTGTTGATCTTAGGGTCGGTAACAAAACTTGAGTTGTGCTTGAACACATACCCTCTACGATCGCAGCGGATAAAGTCATTTCCGTAGAAGATGATAGCTGTTGGAGCAAACGAACTGCCCCCTACACGAGTAGTAAACGTGCTTGCATCTCTGATGCCCCAACGAAGGTCTAGGCTGTACAAGCAGTCGTTGTCGATAGCCGCATCGTCCTGAGCGCAAGCCCAGATTACCTTGTTCTCTACGGTGTCGAATGTAGCGTAAATGCGGGACTTCTTAGTGTCGGTGCGAACAAGCTCTTTGTAGCGTTCGTTCAAGCTGTCCGATACTTTTCTAAACTCAAACCCATCGGTCCAATAGAACCCATCGTCTCCGGCCCAGAACACGCCATAACGAGTCTGGACGATGGAGTTATGGCTCATGCAGCCTACCGTCTTGGTGATGTCCTCGAATGTCACTTGGCCTTGGCCTAGTTCATCGTAAGCCCCGTTTAAACGGTAGACTCGCTTCTTAGAGAATACGATTGGGTTGTCGTTGTACGACGAAATCCCCACAATCTCTTCAAGCAGGTCGATAGTTAGAATAGCGGGAGCAGAGTCAGGGTCGCCTGGAATAGACTGGCGGATCTGATTTGTGTAGAAATCTGATCCGTCTTTGATGTTTGCGTAGTACGCAATACCGTTTACCACGTGGACATATTTACACTGTGGAGGAGGGTCATAATCAAGCACATCTCCGTTAGTGTAAAGAAGCAAATTATTGACGATAGATGGATCGTCAAAGTTATCTGTAAACGTAGCTGTTCCGTTCGTTACTTCACCGATCTTGTAAAAAGTAATGCCGTTATTGATAGTGCGATAAATAAATACTTTAATCGTCGCGGTGTCATAGTTAAGCGTCGAGCCGTTAGAGAGTGTGGGAATAACGGTAATAGAGACAGGCTGCCCCGCTGCGATAGCAGCTCCGTTAGTCATAGTCACATAAGTGACGGGACCAAAGTCTTGGAACGTAGTCGTACCAGCTATGTTGTAGGTGTATTCATAATGAAACGCATAAACATAACTATTAGCAGATCCTGCGGTTGTAGGTGTGCAGACAGGTGCACTAGCCAGATCAGGAAGACCAGCAGTACGAACAGCAGGTACTCCAGAAGAGTTTTTAAAGATTTTAATAGGTGTAGCATAGTCAGAGTTTACAGCGTATGTGTGCCCGTTCCACTCGGACGTAGCTACGAACGTGGCTGTAGAGCCTACAGAAAAAGCAGGATTTCCGGTAGGTCCGGTAAGCTCGGTCCAGGCTGAAGTATTTGGCCACCAGATCTTTCGGCTAGAGGTAACGTACAACTGTGGATCGAGGCTCTTAAAAACTCCTGTGATCCTAGCGTTTCCATCTGGGATCTGTGGGTAAAGGGCGTTGTAGATGTCGCTTCCGTAAACCGTCTCAAGTTTCTTGTTCTTATTTACAACAAGATTCTCAAGCGTAGCAGACTGATTGGGATCGGCATCCAGAGTGTAGTCTGTAATCCCTCCCGTGAAGTCGCCTACTACGAGCTGTTGGTTAGCTAATGGCATTAGCGGAATACCGCCGTGTAAGAAATTGTATTAAGGGGAGAGAAGATCTTAAACGAAGTCGAGCTAAGTTGCTGAATAGATGGTACTACGATTTCACCTGTAGAAAGGTAGAACATGATCGAATACTGAGTCATGTTAAACCCAGAAGGAGCGTTCACAGTCTGCTCGTATTTCCCCGCTTCAACTAGCGACCAAGACCCCGAAGGAATGCTTACGGATCCAGAAGTAATTGAAGTAGCGGCGATTGGGGCTGAAGTAACTCCATCGTGGTTATGGTTGTTAAGTTGCGTGATGTTAGAGTTTAACGCCGGAAACCAAGTAGAACCTGGATCCCCGTTCTGTGGATTAATATACCCGTATGAAAGTGTGGTTGCCATCTTATCTCCCTATCCCCTATGGAGGCTATGATCGGCCCCTTGACTGTTATTTATCTTATATTACCCAAAAAACTATGGAATAAAAAACCTTTTTCCCGACATCGGAGGCATTATCTGGAAGTGCATCCAGTTCGAAGTGTAGTCGGGGTGCTCACACCAAAGACCGATAGCCTTGAGCTTTTCCTCATTGGCTAAGCACCACTTGGCAAGCTCCTTCTTAGGATCTGAGATGTCACAAGCTGCTCCTGCTAGGTGCTTTGAGAACTTGGCGTTTGTCTTGCCCTGCGCTATAAGCTCTGCCTGTTTCTCATCGGACCTAAGCCCAGAGGTGACGATCATAGGCTTTCCGTAGGCTTGGCGAAGCTCATTCATGCGGTCGAAGAGAATCTTTAGATTCTTCTCAACAGCTCCAGGCGTAGGCAAGTTGTGCGGGTTCAGTTCCTTCATGCTAATCATTCAGAGTTCTCCTGAGCTGATTTTAAATCTATCTGACATTTTTGATAGGATTCTTTTAGCCGCATGAAAGCGGATGTGAACATGACCAGGCAAGGAGCCTTGTCCTGGTCAGTGGGTCGGCACATCGAAAGGACCGTGTCGTCAGCAGTCGTAGGGCCTTTTAAAGCCCCGTTGTACGAGTCTGCTTCTAGCGCATAGAACTTGTAAGGAAAAGTGGAGGCAACACAGGCCGAAATAGTCACACCGAGTAGAAACCCGACGACTATTTTTCCCATGTTGGCCTCCCCTTGTTCTTAAGCCTTTCTGCTTCATCACTAATTTGCTTTGTGATGAGGGCAGCTTTTTGGGCCGGAGATTCTGAAAGCACCTTTATTAGTTTCCTAATTTCGGGTAAAAACTTCAAAATCCCAGACACCAACGCTAGTAGTTCGCCAACCCCCATTAGTCTTTCTTGCCGAGCAGAGCTTTCAGGATGTTTACTACTAGCTGAAACACTCCGTTAGCTTTTACTGCTGGAATAAGTGATAGTGCCTCAGAAACCCCGCCCAGAACTGCCATAACCAAAAGTACTTTACTGTCCATATTATCTCCCTCTTTCTAAAATTGAATCCACCTTAGACTCAATACGATCAAGTCGCGGTGCGACTTCTCGATACGTTACAAACGTCATGTGAGCATACGCTGTTACTGCCCCAACTGCTCCGATTACCCATAACAAAAGTTCTAATGAGGTCGCCCCTTTTGTTTTCATTCATCCCCCTACGGTTTTGGATACTTGGCTTTAACCGCAAGGCGTTTGGCCTGAAGCTCTGCGAGTGCTTGCTCTCCTCCATCAAAAAATGCGTTAAGAAATTCTTCAGCAGAAGGGTACTCAGACTTACGCTTAGAGATACATTCTTCCAGGGCGTGTTCTGCGGAGATGTCGGTGATCTCTACGGTATATTCTGCTGGGAGAGTGTTACCTGTTGGATTACCTTCAGCATCGAGTTCTGGACGTTCTGGAAGTCCGTGACCCATAAGATGAAGGCGATTAAGAACTTCACCATCATTAATGTATTCGATAAATGCGCCTGATTTTTCAGTTACCTTGATCCTTTTCATTAGTTTCCAGTCCTTGTAATTGAAATATGAGAATTTAGATTGCTAGCAAGAGAAGCATTCCCTTGATATGCCGTAGATACATTCGTGTAGATTCCGATATAATCTCCCGCATTTAATTTTAATGAAGTAGATGCAGTCACAAGACCAACGGTGCTTGGACAGTAAGCAATAGTCTTGTAAGCCGACGATGTACTATTTTTATAAATAAAATAATACGCTGAAGTTCCTGCGTTTTGATTTGAATATAAACTAACGAGATAGGTGCCACTTATGGGGGCAGTAAATTTCCAATTCGCTCCTGATGTGACAGCGCTGTGAGTATCATATTCTTTACTATCAAAATTAATAGCAGTGGTCGTGGTAGATGTTCCATTTGCTGATGCCCAATAACTAGCCGCTACAGTCTCGCTCGCTGCCACGACTGAGGGGCCGGATAGCCTATTGATATACAAACTACTAACATCGCCAAAACCAGCAGAGTCACCAAGAAGGCTCAATGATCCTGTTCCAGTGTTGTTTTGGAAAAAACGAATTTGAATGGTCTGCCCTGCGTTCAGGTATCTTTGAAAACCGTAGGTTAATCCAAGATTGGTAGATCCCCCCACAGATGGTCTGTTGTTTTGAGCTACACCTCCAATCGAACCATCAATTAAAAGGTCGGCTCGCATCTCACCAAAATTTCCGCCAAAAGTTAAAAGTAGCTCTCCATAAATTTCATACACTCCCGAAACGGGAACTCGATAAAGGAAATTTGTAGAGTCCCA